GAGGTGGAAGGTGACCCTGACAATGTGCCTAATCCAGGGGAATAGGCTATGCCAGAGGTGGTAAAGGCAGGGGGATCGACCTCTTCAAGCGTTAACTTGTAGATTTGATCCTTGAAGGATGCAGGATATAGTCGAGCCATGATCAGTCGAGGGACAACCGCCTGAATGACTCCATTGGTTCCATCGAACCTAGTGTAGTCATTTTCAGTGGCGTCATCCCAAGTAGACACTGTGGCATGCAGCGATCTCGAGAACTCCGCCGGAGTTTTCGAGAACGCATACCATGTCGTGGTGGCAGCCAGATGCTTCGAGGCCGGCAGGGTAAACCTGCTGTATTCAACTCGGAAATCGGCTGGGACCGTCGACACGTTCCTGATCGGACCAGCCTTTGTCGCTGGTTCCGCCTTACCGAAGCTATTCACTACCATCCTTAGAAACCCGTACACGTTTCTCACCATTTCTAGCTTGGCACGTTGGGTTGGACGATTCTGAAGAGCTTCCACTTCCTCCTGGTCTAGAGGACGAACTTTACCCGTCTCAGGGGCACATAGAGCTGCAAACTCAGCCGCCCACTTCACGTAATCGTGACTCGGCTTCACATCATTGGTCATGTCTTCAACACGTCCTAAGATAGAAGCACGCTCCTCGTTCTTCCCTTTGCTCAAATGGATGGCTCCATGAGCAAGCGGGGGAATCGGCAAGCAGCGCGTGAGTGGTTTAGTGGGCGCCTGTGGCAAAGGGCCAACCTGTTTTGCAACAGGTGTTAAGACGATGTCTTCGCTAGCCCCTCCGACCAGTTTATGGATCCTAGGCGCAACCTGAGCGACAGTTGTCACATACAAGGTTGAAGGTTCCATTTGTGGGAGAAGGGACTGTATTTCCGAAATTCTAAGGGAAGTGCCTGCCGCTCTAAGGCGGATGGAGTTCAGGGCATTTACCGTCGTGGTGAATGAAGTGATATCACCAGGAGCAACGATATGTGCGAGCTCTCCATCTACCCAAGCGGTAGATTCTTCTAGCTTCCTTCTCCGTAAGACACGAGCAGGTAAAGCATTCCAGAAACAGCTAAGACATGCAATCCCCAGTAGGACCCAGACTACCACATCAAAGCAACACGACAACGCCTCACCAACGAGGGGATTTATCGATTCAGCTCTGATGTCACATCTGATTGCTACCGGTGCAATTCTAGCGACAGGACTGATCAAGATCAGTCGCCTTTGGGCGCCAATATCCAGACTATCCACTCTGTGGACGATGGTGTGTTGCTGATCATGAGCGACCAATTCACCAACACCGTCGTATTCCCAGAGGGGATGCCTATACGGTTCCGCACCACAGGTGGTGCTCACGATGTTACCTCCCTGAATGTTCCAGGAAGTATTGCCGTGAGTTCCAGCCGGTCTTGTCGGGCAGAAGGTATAGATAAGAATGGGCTTACCGAAACGAAGGAGCATGTTCATGTCGATGTAGTAGTCACTATCGATTAGGCACAGAACATGATCCTCCTCCATTGGGTCGGTAAAGTCTGGACTGGCGAAGTCCAAAGGCATCAACATACCTCGAGAGCCATTGAGGTGGCTCTCGCGATTGCCCGCCCCGAGGTGATAGGGCTTCTTACCCGCTTCGCGAATGCAGTTCTCCATTGCTCGTTGGTAGTACAAGCGATGTGCTGCTTCCTCAGCGTGTGGGTGAGTAGTCGTTTTCTCCTCGAAAACAAAGGGGGCAATGGCCCTGAATTTAGACAGAAGTGGCGTGTAAATACAGGGGGTTGTTGCTTTGTCCGCTGCTTTTGAAAATCGGTGCGCCCTAGTCAGCTGCGTCTGATGGTCTTGACGCTGCGACAGGGGGGCCCTGAGATGCAAGTAGGTGTAGTGGACAGCATTGGCGGTCAGTAATGAAACTGT